GAATCGCCAGCCCGCGTTCTAGAAAAACGCTGGAGCCAAAAAAAAGCCTGCACCCGTCGTCGTCTTGGTTGTCCATCTTGCGGTTATAGATTCTCAATATTCGGGGATATTATGATTCCACAAATAGATAATCAATTAGATTCAGAAGGAATGCCTAAATATACAGAGACCATTCAAGTCCTTGAGGACTTGGTCAGAAGCGCAGGTGGTTGCGCCACCATCGACCAAGTTGCCGTAGTCAAGGCATGGCGTTTAATTGACCGTTATAACGCCATTATTAACGGTAAATAATAAGGTCTACCATCCTCCACATCCAGCCCGCCGCGTGCGGGCTTTTCTTTTATTTCCACCACATCCGTCAAAACTGGAACCCGATCCGGGTCAATGTGGCCAGGAAGGCCATCCCACCAGCCTACGCCAACCTCAACCCCCACAACCTCAACCAATGTCTTTTTCATCATCACCTCATCAAATTTTTCATGCAACGCAACAGCCCCACAAACATAGCGCAACTACCGCAACTACCTAAAGGTAGTAGTTGCGTTGCGTTGCGCTAAAATGTTAGTCTTGTCACAAACGCAACTAAAAAAAAGTTGCGCAACAGTTGCGTTTTGTTGCGCTACTTTTCCCCCCACTTTTATGCCCTCAAAAGCATGGCGGATGCTTGGACGGTGTCCAAAACGATCCACCCATGTTCGTAAGAGTCGATGACCTGGGCGATCAAAAGCTCCCCGATCGGCTTACCTTTTGACGATGGCCGGACGTAGATCGAAGCTGATGCTTCGGTTAATTCAAGGGTATCAATAAGGTATTGGATAAACCCTGACCTGCTCAAGTACGGCTGCCCTGCTCTGGTTTCCTTGCCTGCTGATTCCCAAGCATTCTGGAATAGCTTTATATGTTTAGTTAACTTATTATCCCTTTTATCAAATATTGGTTTATCGACTATTTCAATAATGGCACTGGTGACCTGTTCATCGTCCTCGTCGATCCATCCGTTGATCTCCACGGTGCGAAGCTGGGCGTATATGTCTGGTGCTATTTCTGAGTCCTTAGCTTTGCGCTGGACGATCTGCATCGGAGCTTCGTCTTTTGCGGGAATGATGCTTACCTCGATGTCGAGGGCTCCTCTCCATGCTGATGACCCTCTGGCTCGGTGTTGGGCTTCTTCGCTGACCCCGGTGTGATGTACGAGCAGGACTGAGCAGTTGAATTCCTGCATGAGCTGGGCGCAGGCGTCGAGCATCGTTTTAGCGTCCTGGGCGCTGTTTTCATCGCCGGATAGAAAACGGTGCAGGGTGTCAATGACGATTAGATCGGGGGGCTCTGGAAGCTGCTTCAGGTGGGTTGAGGTAGACAGATAGCCCTCTGGGGTGTTCAGGTCGCAACCGGAACGGCTGAGCCACATTGATAGACTGCCGGCTTCGTGATGCTGCTTCCAGGCTGCTATCCGGGCTCTTAGGCCGTGGTGACCTTCTCCGGCCAGGTAAACTACATTTGCTGGCTTGACTCGGTGGCCTGCCCACTTTTGCATTCCGCTGGCTAGGCGTAGGCACCAGTCGAGGACCACGAACGTTTTACCGCCTCCGCTGGGACCGTGGATCATGATTAGGGCGTCAGACTGTAGCCACCCTTTGATTAACCATTTGATTGGGGCTGGCTTCTGGCAATAGTCGTCCGCAGGAATGAGCCACGATTCTTGAGGCGGGTTCAGAAGCAAGGCCAGATTGTGTCCAGCCTTGGCGTAGTCGTTTGCGTCACCCTCTATGGGGGGCATGATGTAAGTGACACCGAATTTAGCGCAGGCTTGTTCAGCGTGACGCTGGCCTACCCCGCTCTTATCGTTATCGGCCACTATCACTATTTTCTGTCCGGGGTGCATTTCTACTAGTGAACCCGTGACCGGAATCAAATTGCTTGCACTGTAGGCAACGACACAGGGGCGGCCAGTCACTTCGTGAATCGTGGCAGCGGTGGCGAAGCCCTCGGCGATGTACAGCACACCCGGGTGGTCGAGGGTGCCGATGATCCAGAATCTGCCTCCGGTCTGTCCGCCTGTGTGATAAAGCTTCCCGCCATCTTCGCTTATGTATTGCAAGCTGGATAGCTCACCATCCTCGCTAAAGAGAGGCACCATCAAACGACCATCCCCGGTCACCCGGGCGCCGTGGGGTTGGACATTCTTACGTTTTAGATACGGATGATCGGGGCTGGCCTGGGCGCCGTCTCGCCAAATTGTTTCTACTGTGCTTGCCGCCACTGAACGATCACGCTCTATTTCTTCGTCTCTCAGGCGCTTGGCAGCGTTGATCCTGGCAATGTGGGCCATTTCTTCGGCCGGGGTCCACCTCTTTTTCCCGATGTCAGCTTTGACCGTCTGAGTGAGATTGGCCCGCCAGCATCCGAACGTCAGGCAGGGGATGCCGTCGAGGTGACCAACGTACCAACCCGAACGGTCCAAAGTCTTGCGGCTGGACCCGGAGCGGAATCTATGAATCCTGCCGTCGAGGATAAATTCCTCGGGAGCGTCGAGACCCGCCTCCTCAATAGCCCGGCTGAACTGCACTTCAATTGGGAGCGGGACGACTTCCTGGGGGGGAGACCAAGGGCCTCCAAGAATGTGCGTGAGATCAGCCATTTGGTCAGAGGATTGGTTGTGTTTGACGGATGAGATAGTCTGACAGGATAGTGATCGTTCGCAATGAGGGGTTCACATTCAACCCTTTTTTAATGTGATGCAAGGTGTTCGCGTGCAGTCCGGTAGCAGCTGCAACGGCACTGATACGCCGATCGGCCAAGGCCGCTTTGATCTGTTCTAGACTCAACAACATTTTTATCTCTCCTTTTTGTTTGGGTGTTGACATTGTGGGGTGCAATCGTTTACATTGTCAACACTGCGCGAACGGAATCGCCGACGGTGCAGGTAAAAAAGGAGAACGAAACATGGAATTGATCCACAACCAAGACTTTTACAAAGTGTGGGCTTGTCGCGTTGGAGATTACGTGCTGATCTGGTCCAGTGACTACCCATCGCGCGCCAATCTGATTGGCACCTGTTTTAACATGGAGGACGCGATGGAATGGGCGAAGGACTGGGTGCAATGCAAAATTGAGGATGTACCTTTTTAGATAATTTCACGTTGGGGTGTTGACAGGCTCACAGTCACGCTCCACAATACACACATCGAGCGAACAGATTGTCTGAAGGCTCGACAAACGAAAGGAACGAAAATGAAGAACAATGACCTGATGCTTACCCAAGCTGACCAATTGGGTGCCTTGCTGGCCGAGATTGACGTTCTGACCAAAAAGGCCGAGACCATCAAGGCCGCCATGAAAGAGGCTGGCGGGGTCCATGAGGGTGTTTTGTTTCGCTCTACCGTGATTGAGTCAAACCGGTCCGTAACGGACTGGAAGGCCCTATGCGCCTCCCAGGGCATTGGCGCCGATGTGGTGGCCGCACACACCAAGACCACGGCGGTCTACAGCGTCAAGACCACATCAAAATAAAGGAGGGGGGCTCTCAGCCCCCATGACATGGAAACCCCTCCACCGAACTGGCCGTTCCCGACATACAAAGGGAACCCACTGCCAAAACCCAAACCTTCACCGTTCCGTGAGGAACCTCTACCAACTGCGCCACCGGCGCCTTTCTAAAGGAAAAAAAATGGCTATCAAACTTAAATCCACTGGCCAACTGGCCGCCGCTGGGGTCAAACTACTTGTCTACGGACAAGCCGGCGCCGGTAAGACTTCGCTCATACCGACCCTTCCCGCCCCTATAGTGCTGAGCGCCGAGGGCGGCTTGCTCTCGATTGCAGGGGCTGACGTGCCCTACATAGAGATAAGCGACATGGCTTCATTGCGGGAGGCATGGCAATGGATAACAGAATCGTCCGAAGCCAAAGAGTTTCAATCTGTGGCCCTGGACTCAATCAGCGAAATAGCCGAGGTCGTACTGAACGCAGAGAAGAAAGCGACCAAAGACCCCAGGCAGGCTTACGGCGCCATGCAAGAGCAAATGGCAGACATCATAAGAGCCTTCCGCGATCTGCCTGGGCGCCACGTTTACATGAGCGCGAAGCTTGAGAAGACCCAGGACGAAATGGGTAGGGTTCTCTATTCGCCAAGTATGCCCGGCAACAAAACTGGCCAACAGTTGCCCTACTTTTTTGACGAAGTGCTAGCGCTTCGGGTGGAGCGCGACGCCGAAGGAAACACGCAACGGGCTCTAATGTGCGATTCCGACGGGCTTTGGCTCGCCAAAGATAGAAGTGGGAAATTAGAGATGTGGGAAGGCCCTGATCTGGGGGCGATTATTAAAAAAATTGAGACCTAAAAACAATCATGAACCGGCACGACATCTTCGAGATCTGGCAGTACACCCAGCTTCAAAATCAGGACCAGGATTGGGGTCTGGTGGCTATTAAATTCGCTCAGGCAATAGCCCGCATTGAGCGAGAGCAGATAGCCAGGATGTGCGACGACTACGCCATGCAAGAAGACCCAACCGAGTTTCCTCGTGACAACTTCACGGGCGGAAAAGCGTTTGCTGCCCAAGATCTGGCAGAGAAGATACGTGCCCGGGAAGACTTGGGGGATTGCAATGACTGAAGAAACGATAAAACTGGCGGGGCGTGCTGTGAACCTAGATGTTTGGTTCAATCATGAAGTGGGCTCGTATGGCTACGGTTCGCCGACATCGTTCACGAAATGGGACCCGCTACGTGACGACAGAGATGCATTTAGGCTCATGGTTGCACTGAAATTCAGTGTTCGACACAACTGGAATCTGAACGCTGTAGATGTTTCCGGAAATGTCTATCACCAGCCCGATCGTGATGAGCGGATGGCGGAGTTTTACGGGCCAGAGAGCGGCCAAGATCCGTACACCGCAACTCGAACCGCGATCGTGAACGCTGCCGCAACAATTGGAAGGTATCTATGAACGACTTAGAAAAACTGGCGCATGACTGGGAGGAGGCGAAAGCTTTCGAGGCCCAGGCAATAGCAAGACGCCGAGAGATTGAGGATCAACTCACCCAGGCGCTTGCGATCCCGAAAGACCTGGAAGGCACCAAAAACGAAGATGCAGGACAGTACAAAATAAAGATAGTTGGGAGGCTTGATCGAAAGGTCAATGCTGATAAACTGCAAGAACTAGCCCAGGAATCCGGATTGTCCGAGCACCTAGGCAGTCTGTTCAGATGGAAGCCGGAGATCAACATGACAGCTTGGAAGGCTGCTCATGAGTCGATCACTACGCCTCTGCTGGACGCTATCACAACAACGGCTGGAAGGCCGTCATATGCCATAACTCGAAAGGACTGAACCATGGCTTTCTTATCACAATCATTCGACATCAACGAATTGCCCGAGGCAACTAACAATTACGGGCCTCTGCCCGCCGGTTGGTATGCCGTGACTATTTCAAAAGCCGATGTGAAGCCCACAAAAGCGGGTACTGGAGAGTACATCAATCTGATGTACACGGTCACAGGACCCACTCACCAGGGTCGCACCGTCTGGGGCATCATTAACA